GTTTTTGTATCTATCGAGTAGTTGATTAGCTTCTTCTGTGGTCATGGGTTCGTGTGTGAACCACGTTCGCTTCATCTGCGCCTCCATGGTTTTCTTTTCTTATCCCGCCATGGTTCATTCCTGTTGTAATGGTCAGTAAATGTTTTTGGTGCTGATTCCCATAATCCAATCTTTGCCGATTTTTTCTGTGTACTTGCTATGCAGTATGCGATTGCATATGAAATAACTGCTTTCTTCATGCGGCCTCCGGTGGCTTGGGGTCGGCAGCTCGATCGGATTTGTTCTTGTAGTAGACAGCCCAACTGAGTGCATCCAGTTTCTTTCTTCCCGCTGCATCGTAGATATAAATCCCATTCCTGCACTCATGGTTCTCTTTCACATCTGCTTCAAGTATTTCTAATTCTTCGTATGTGAGTGTGGCTAGCTTGTGCCTGTCCCATCCGAAGTTACGTGGTAGTTTGTCGCTCATGGGTATTCTCCATAGCTATATGCCCGATATGGGAATCCCCATAACGGAATAGTTTCAATTGGTTAGAAGAAGCTCTGTAGCTGATTGAGGATATTTTCGTCTCTCGTTCCGGCGAAAATATGTTTGATGGCTGCGTTAATCATTGCGTTGTAGCAACGTTCGAACTCATCCGCTTCCATGTTCGCGTATGCCAAGCTCTTGGCCTCAGTCCGTATCTCACCGTTTAGCCGTACCGTCTGCTCGTAAAAACCTGCGAGTATCGTTAGGTCTTTGCGGAACCGGTCAAACTGGCTGTGCTCATCCATATGCTCAAGCCCTGCCTTGTTTGCACACCAGTGCTGAAAGCAGAATTTGAAGAAGACGAACATCTTTTTGTGAAATATCGGATTACGTGTGAGCTTGATTTCTGCGGTATAAACTTCACCGTTTTTGAACTTGGTTAGGCGGGGTAAATCGTGTTCGAACATTGGTACAAAAACGCCACCGGCATTTTTAACCATGTCGATTTGCATTGATCACCTTTCGTCAGGGGTAGTTATAATCTGCTTGCCCGTTGAATATGTATGAGTGCCAACCTCTGATATCCCTACGCCAGATACACCGATAAATGCCTTTCCCGAGTCTTTGTCGGTGATTAGAAATATCTTCCTGCTGCCGTTGTAGGCATCTGAGTCGCTAAATTTCGCCATTTCGTTAACCTGAAACCTTCCGGTATCAACCGTGGAAACCTTGGAGTCAATAGTGGCAGGAGATGGCTTTCCGTCACATGCAGCCAATAAGAATGCGGATAATAGAATTAACTTTTTCACATCACTCCCCCTTAACCTTGATGCTAGCGGCGCGGATCTCTTTAATTGCATCTTCCTTAAAATTGAATACACCATCTGACCAAACATATCTATCACCGCTATCGATTTGCTTCAGGCTTGGTAGCTCCACCTCCACCGCCTCTCGGCTTGCTTGCCAACCAGCCCACGCCATACCGCGATACCTAACGATGTTAAGAGTGCAAATGCCATCGTTTTTCATCCTCTCTTTTCGCGGTTTAAACCACGCTTCAAACTGTTCACGACTTGTCATGACTATCTCCTAAAAGTATTTGGCTCTGAAGCCGCAAGCGTTGCCCTTGTCCATCGCCCAATTTACGGTGTCCAGATCCCGAGCTTCAGCAATAAGACTAGATATTGCCGTTTGCGCTCGACGAACCAATCCACGATTAATCAGCTGTTCGATTTCCTGCTTCTTGGACCCGATGGTTACTGTATTGTCTTTTGCTGTAATGACTGTTTTCTTGCGGATTGGCGGCTTGGTTTTTGCATGTTTTGGTGCTTCTGGGATACCGTACCGATATTTGCCGCGGCTCCCCGTTTTGATCAGCATTCCGATTCGTGCGAGGTATCTCAGGCTTGAGTTAACTTCTCTGACGCTAAATCCCGTCCCTCTGCATATTTCTCCCATCGGTGAAGCGCCATACTTTTCGATGTGGGAGATAACCGTTCTAATTTTTGACATCATGCCGCCCTCTTCGACCGGTAGCTTTCCCACGTGAACGCCAGCGTACATCCTCCGCCATCGCTCATTCTGTCGAGGACACGCTCACCAATGAACGTAACCAGCTCTTCCCGAGTCAAGTTGCTTATCAGAATGGTCGGGCGCATCTTCTCGTATCTGGTGTTGATGATTTCAAACAGGATCATCTTTTCAGAGTCAGAGCCGAATTGAACACCAACTTCATCGATAATCAGCAGATCCGGCGCGGTGTATGTCGCAATCACTTCCGCTTCTGTCATAGTTGCCGTCTTGCTCCATGTTGACTTGAAGTTTCTGGCAACGCGTAGCGCAGTCGTAAACAGCGCTGAGTCCTGATGTTCGCGGATCACATGTTTGGCAATAGCCAGTGCCAGGTGATTCTTTCCGGTACCAGGCTTACCGCACATCACCAGCCCGCCGCCCTGCTTCAGTCTCTCAGGCCATTTAGCTGCATACGCTTTGCAAACGTTCAAGCAACGCTTAGCCTCTGGATTGACCGGTTCGTAGTTTTCTAGCGTGCATGGTGCGAATCGCTCAGGAACTTCGAGTTCGCGCATCAGGTTATCGATTCTGCGCTGTTTGGCGCGTTCGTCTGTGGCCTGTTGCTCTGCCTTGAGGATCGCTAATTCTTCAGCCAAGCATTTGGGGCATGGTGATGGGTAGGATGACTCTTTCCGCAGCCCTATAAACCTCCGCGTTCTCTGCTCGAACTCACCATGCTTTTCACACACGGCAGTTGAGTAATCGATAACGGTGTGCTCGATTTCAATTGCTGGCTTGGATAATTCATTGAGTCGCTTCTCAACGTTGATGATTTTTTCTATCAGGTTCATGGTTACTCCGCCCATGCTGGTATGTCTGTTTGCCCATAGTCTTTGCCGGAGAAGTTTTCCGGAGCCGATTTAGTGACATGCTTGGTGGGTGCCTTATGCTGCTTAGGGACGAATATCCCAACCCAGCCGCTAGCTATGCTCTGATTGATAATCTCTTCAGGCTGGTAGCCAATCTCACGGCTTTTCGTCAGAACGTTGATGGCCTGCGTGATCGTCTGCGAGGATTTAATCGTCTTGCCGATTTCTTTCCTGTAGCTAACCCATGACAGCCATGTATCCCTGCTAAGCCATTCAGGTATTTCGGCAGATGCAGCATCAAGCGATGCTTTCGATTTCGCCTTGGGTTTAGGATTTGATTCTTGGGGGACTATAGGGGGTTTATTAATATTGTCTTTCTTGTCTTTTAAAGAATGTCTTTTGTGTGTCTCTAAACTGGAGACATCGACTGTCTCTAACTTGGAGACACATTTTGTCTCTGACTTAGAGACAAAGTTGCTAACTTGGAGACACTTGCTAAATTGCCACGCAGAAACCTCCTTGTTAACGCCGATTTTGTTTCCATCGAGTAACAGGCAATTCATTGAAAGCAGCTCTTTTTTTGCCTTATTTACGTTCTGTCGAGACAGCCCTGTAACCTGAGCAATTTGCTCATCGGCAATGCGATCTGTTTTCTTGTTGAAGCCATACGTTTTTCTAACGTAAGCCAGCATGACCTTCAACTGACGCGCTGTTAAATCTGCGCTTGCGATAGCTTCTAGCAGCTCGTTAGCGACTCTGGTATACCCATCATCGATATCTGCCACACGTTGCTCCACGACCTGTAAATCAGGCCTTATTGGGACTACGATTTGTTGAGCGAGGTTACTCATTAGCAACCTCCCCACTGGTTGTCGATCCAGTAGTTGTCATGTATAATTACTCCTGTGAATTGATCCAGTACTAGAAAGTCATAGTGATCTGAGAGTCGTCAGCTGTTCCCGCAGTTGGCGACTTTTTCTTTTGTGGCAATACCGATTCCACAGCCTGACGCGCTACCTCACGAATCAAACTGGTTGTCTCCACTTCGTTGATGCGCTTGCTATAACTTGCATGTTCCATTTGTGATACTTCCTTTGTTGAATAAATAGTTACACCACCGGTTAGGTGGTTGGGGTTTCCCCACATTGCGGCAGGGAGGCTAGGACTGTTAAAGAGCGGTGTTACTTAAGCGGCTTTGGGTGGGAAAACGTCATCCAACCCGACGCTTGCCCCTAAGCGGTTAAAAATTCCGACAAACTGACGACATTGATTGATGTCCATGCCGCGGCGCCCAGTCTCATAGTGGCTGATAGTCCCTGGAGTGCAGCCAGCCAACTGAGCAAGTTCTGACTGTGTTAGCCCAAGGGCTTCGCGAATATCTCGCAATTTATTCATGTACTCCTCCTTATTTAATGCAAAGTATACATATCGTATTCAAAAACAGCAAACGAATATATACGGTTTGTGACTTTAGAGTAATCTATACAGAATGTATAATTGGGCTATGAAAATGACATGGTATGACTTAGCTAAAGAGCGCATGAAGGCTCTAGGCGTTACACAGGAAGATATCGCTGTTCACTTAGGAATTACTAAGGGAGCGGTTAGCCATTGGCTCAACGGAAGAAGGCAGCCGACGCTCCAAGAAATCTCGGCAATTTTTAATCGTTTAGGTATTAAAGATCCTGTATTCAATACTGATGGAACATTCAGCTTACAGCACGGTGAAAACCCAGATACCTTGCCTCCTGAACCTCAGTATTCATACCCTCTATTCACTAGTGTTCAGGCTGGGTCATTCGGCGCAGTTGGTTGTTACACAGAACAAGACGCTAAAGACTGGATCGGCACAACCAAAAAGGCTAGTGACATGGCTTTCTGGCTTGTTGTTGAGGGTCACTCAATGACAGCGCCAACTGGCAGCCGTCCTAGCTTTCCCGAGGGGATGCTAATCCTTGTGGATCCTGCTGAGGACGTTGTTTCTGGCGATTACTGCGTTGCCGGGATTGATAACGATGCGGCTGTGACATTCAAGCGGTTTGTCATTGAAGATGGTAAGCCTTGGCTTGAGCCACTCAACCCTAACCCGCGTTACCAAAGCCTAGAGTGCGGTACTAATTGCCGCATTATCGGAAAGGTAATCAAAGCCCAGTGGTCTGAGGATACGTTTTAGTGGTGGAGGCTTATTGTGAGAGTGCAAATTCCGTGGTTGTGTCCACATATTCAGAGATTAAAAACCAAGCCTCATAATTTTATTTAATAGGTGAACAAATGAGTACCAAAGAAATTCAAATCCCGAAAGCAGGTGAAATTTCTGAGTCATCTAACTATTTTGAAGCAAAAGCTGACACTATTGTTACAGTTGGTACTAACGTCGAAGGGGATGAGATCACTACCTTTATTTTTCTAGACAACTATCCGGTTATTGAGTACGAGAACGGCGAGTTAACAGTCACTAGAATTGAGAAACGAAAAGTTGCTGCCATAAGCGTTGGGAAAAATAAAGCTAGAATGTTTTATGAGTCACTTAAAGAAACCTACGAAAGCGAGTAACTACAGGGAAATTTAATGACTTTTTGGACAGATTCACCATCAGAGCCTAAAGGTAAATTAGTTGTCGCATTTAGTGATAATAAAGGCTCATCCATTGGAGTAGAGTTTTCGTCAACAACACAGAAAAGCGCAACAACCATCATGGGGATCTGTACCTCTGCGCTTGGTGGTGAAGCTGGAAAACTTGTAACATCTACGAGTTCGAGCGATACTTCATCAAGATCATCAGGTGGAGGCGACAATATGGAGACAAGGTTATCAGTTCTCGAGGCTGAAGTTTCTCACATCAAAACGGATGTTGCTGATATTAAGTCTGACCTGAAAAAAATGCAGACTGAAAACTCAAATCTGAGTAGAGATGTTGCTGTTATTCTGCAGAAAGTAGTTGATATCGATTCAAATATATCAAAAAAACCCAGTTCAAGTGAAATGATAGCAGCGATAGCATCAGCCACAAATAAGCAAATAATTTGGACTCTTGGCATAGCAATGGCCATCTTAGGATTTGCAAAGTACATTTTCTAACCCCGCCGCCGAGCGGGGTTTTTATTGCTCTACGAACGCCAGCCTTCCGCATCCCTCTTTTTCTCAAGTTGCTGAACCCTCTCGAAATCCTTTCTCTTTTTCATGATTATGATCAGCTGATAATAACCATAATGGGAAGGTGTATAAAATTCCAAAGGGCTTTTCTTACCTAACACCTCCTCATATTCCCTAGCCTGAGAATCATGTTTTTCTTTTAACGCGGGTAAAGCAAGCTCTGCAAGCGCAACATGCTGTTCGCATAGTTGTACCGCTCTTTCAAGATTATCTCCTTCTTCTCGTAGCCTGTAATGAGTCTTAATCTGCTCCTGAAGTTTGAAGTGAATATCCACGATCTGCTCTGCACTCAACCATCTCAGCTTATCCACCCACTCTTTTGTATCCATACCCCCTCCATTTTTTGGCTCACTTTATCACCAAAAAATATCTATGGCACTCACATTAAAAATAAATACGCATATAAATCATGACAATACGTATACAATGCAAGTTTTGTATACATAACGTATTGCATCGTATGAATACGATACGTATACTTCATTCATCAACACGGCAGGACGCACTAACCAACAGGAAGTTGGATGCTCTTTAACAATCAGAAGGTATGCCGAGAGGTGTACACCAAAGTTAAGTTGGCTTTGGGGTGTGGCTGGGTGAGCCATACAAGATGCAAGCTAAACCACCTGAGTAGCGCTGTAAGTGCGCTTAACCAAGACGGATGCAAGCAAGACTTGCCAAGCTGCTTGAGCACAGAAAAGCAATAGCCCAGCACACCACCAAAACTAACTTACGGAGAAATCCATGAACGCAAAACAACGCTGCAAATTACGCCGTCTAGAGCGCCGTAGTGAAGAAAGAAACTCAGCCAATGCAGAGCGCCGGTTGGCAAACAAAATCGCTACCACGCTCTCTGGATGCTCAGAGAGAACAGTAAAAGCACTATCGCTACCGACACCAAGAGCTGCTAAAGATTTGGTAGAGGTAGAGCATAAGCAACATCGGGTTGTGTCCGGAGTCAACATTTCAGCGTTCGGGCGCCAGAAGATTCGCGGGAAGAGCATTCCCTTAATTTAGAGAGGTAGGTATGGAGAATGAACGTGATGAACTGGTCAAGAAGTTAGCTGGCCAGTTCTCAGAAGATTTAATGGCTATTTCAGCGAACCAACAACGGTTTCAATCTCTTTTAGACTCTTATCGAAAGAGTCAACAACAGAAGCCGGAGCGCCTTTTACAGAGAGTTCATACCATTCACGTAGAATTTCTCTTGTCTGCTGAGTGACCTCGGCGGGAAGGCATGAAAAAGTAGCGGTAAATGCATGCTTTAAAGCCGTATTGTTAGCTTCAAGCTCATCAACTCTTGCGCTTAATTCCTTTATTAGTAAATCGACTGTAACGGCTGACATCTTTTAATTCCTTTAATTGACTGTGGAATAACCAACGTAACAGTTTTCCTTGACTGTGGAAAGTTAGGAACCACCTCGCCTGATGTGGATAAAAGCAGGCAACAAACAATCACAGGTCGCTAAGGCGGCCTTTTTTATTGGGTGAACAAGGGGTGTGAGATGGAAGTGATTTGGAAGAATCCGGCCAATGCGCCGAAATTGGAGCGCGGAGAAGATGTAAAGGTCTGGGGCCTCGTTGATGTCTACCGATATCACAGCGTAACAACAGGCACCGGCTCCGGTTATGTCACTGAGTATATTTTAGATGGTGTGTTCAGAAAGGTCGTTGAGATTAGATATTCAAATACAACGGCAACTCAGGAAGAACTTGATTTTCTAGAGAGTGAGGGTGAATTTCACGAAGACTCACCAAACTGGCTGAATGATTGGATAAATGAGGATGGTGATTTCTTAGGCCTGCATGGTTTCTATCGTCAGTATTATGAAGAAGGTGGAATGTATCACGATGAATTCGAAGTCTCGGCAGGAGGAGACTTGCAAGTGACAAGTAGCTGGGCCTCAGGACATCCTGAAATGGTCCTACTGGCATGGGCTGAGTTTGAAACACCTAACGTTCCAGAACAACTTCCAGAATAACAGGCCGCCTAGCGGTCTTTTTTATACCCAGAATGGAGATAGATATGAAAGGTGATAACGGGGGACCTTCATTTCCAGTTGCAGGAAGCGAACACAATTATCCGATTGAAGGCATGACAATGCGTGATTACTTCGCAGCTAAAGCGATGGCATCCATTGTGCGCAGATATGACGGTCATTCATTTGGTGGTGGCCCAGAATCACCACAGTACAAAGAATTAGCATGAGATGCCTATTTCATTGCAGACGCAATGCTAAAAGCCCGTGGCGAGTAATGCACATCGCAGGTATTCACTGAGTATCTGCTGTGAGCAATTCTCTGAGCGTCACCTGCCCGCTAAATACGATGATAGGCAGATAGATAACGGGGTGAGCTATGTAGCCTGTAACGCTGGCGAGCGAATACGTATCCACACGGAGTTTTGATTTTGCCCCTCTCGTTAGGGGCTTTTTTATGGCTGGAGGAAAGTATGCAGTGGATTGATTGCGAAGAAAATGAACCGCCAAAGTTTAGACTATTGCTGTTATTCGTTGATGGTGATTATGAATTTGGGCAGCTGAGAGACGATGATTATTACATCTTCACTGCTGGGCAATTTAAGAAGCGATACGCGCCACAGGAAGTTACTCACTATCAGGTGCTTTCTCACCCATAACATTGAATATTAGTAGCCATACGCCGCTTAAATGCGGCTTTTTTATACCCGCTTCATCGCAAAGCGTAGGCGTTTTGCAATGAAACCAACAATCAAACAGGAGTAACCCCATGCAAGAACTCAGCTTTGCAGGGTGCCCTCGCATGGGCACTCTTCGCGAATCACAACTAGACCGCATCGTTCGTATCGTAACTCAATTCTTCTCACCACTCTGGAGCAAATAACTATGACTGATTTCATGAGAGAACCACGCCGGATCCAAGCGGTGAGAGCTTGTCGATTTCTGCGCTGGGTTAAACGACTTCCCGTAGTTAAGCACTTATTCATCAAAGGCGATCCGCTATGAACATCACATGCACATCGTTCGCTAGCAAGCATGGAGTGCGTCAAGGCGAGTTCGTTATGGAGTTGCAAGGCGTTTCTATAGCTGAGCTACCAAACAGCGAGAAAGAGCTTAGAGAGCTTCTGGCGGGTATGGATATTCAGACTATTTGTGAATACCTGAATGACATGGGCTTCACGGTAACCAATAAACAGGCGGCAGCATGAACCAAACAATAGACCCACTGGAACAGCAGTTACTCCAGTGGATGCGATCACCAGAGATGATTCCGGTGATGAACGACCAGATTGCTCAACTAGAAGCGGTGGCAGATCACCGTACAAACATGCAAGAGAAAAGGATGGGAATTAATGAGTGTGCTCAGAGTTATTGATACAGAGACATGCGGGTTGAATGGCGGTGTTGTTGAGGTGGCAAGTGTGGATATTGATTACTCCTTAGCCATCATCAATCCAATGAGTGATTTCGTTAAACCAGACCGCCCTATCGAATTTAGTGCCATGGCAATTCATCACATCACAGAGGATATCGTTGCTGATAAGCCATTGATTGATGATGTGGTTGGTCGCTATCAAGGTGCTGATTTCTACATAGCCCACAACGCAAACTTTGATAAAGGCGTACTTCCTGAAATGGGCGGCGAATGGATATGCACCAGAAAGTTAGCAGCGCGTCTTTATCCAGACCTTGATAGCCACGCCAACCAGTTCCTACGTTACGCGCTTGGGCTTGATGCGTGGGTTCCTGAAAACCTACACGCCCACCGTGCGCTATATGATTGCTATGTAACTGCTGCGCTTTTTATTCGCATCTCACGTGATTCGTCTTGGTCAGTTGACGAAATGCTAGAGATCAGCGCTCAGCCAGCACTACTAAAAACACTGAGAATTGGGAAGCACAAAGGTAAGACGTTCGCTGAGGTAGCAAAAGAGGATCCTAGCTGGCTCAAGTGGGCTTTAAGCACCATCAGCGACATGTCAGATGACATGCGATTTACGATACAACACTACCTAAGAGACTAATTTAATGAAATTTGAAAAAGCCATGAGAAAGAAAGCCAAGCTACGGCTGGCACTTACTGGGCCAAGCGGGGCTGGGAAAACGTATAGCGCCCTTGTTATCTGTAAAAGTATGGGGGGAAAAACGGCAGTTATAGATACAGAGAAAGGGAGCGCGTCACTTTACTCAAATGAGTTCGATTTCGATGTTCTTGAATTAGACCCGCCATTTAGCCCCGAGAGATTTATTGAGGCTATAGCAGCCGCCGAAGCTGCTGGGTATGACAACCTTGTTATTGATTCTATCTCTCACGAGTGGGGTGGCGTTGGTGGTTGTCTTGATGATCTGGATACGATCGCAAAAACAAAATTCAAAGGAAACACACACGCGGCATGGAGTGCATTAACCCCGCGACATCGCAAGTTCCTTGATTCAATACTACGAGTGAATTGCCATGTCGTAGCGACTATGCGAAGCAAGACTGAAACAGCGCAACAGGAAGGTAGCAAAAAGGTCGTAAAACTTGGAATGAAATCTGAGCAGCGCGATGGTGTTGAATACGAGTTCACAACCGTTCTTGATATTAACCACGAAACTCACACAGCCACAGCATCCAAAGATAGGACAGGTCTTTTTTCCAATGTGGATTACACGGTAATTGACGATTCAGTAGGGAAAAAGCTTGTCGATTGGCTTAACGATGGAAGAACTAAAGCTGAAATAGACTTAGCCCACTTCGTTGTTGTTGCTGAGAAGTCCCAATCATTTGATTCCCTGAAGTCTGCATGGGCTGAGGCTTACCGTTCATTGAGAGATACGCCAGAACAAGCCAAGGCACAAGAAATATACGAAGCAAGAAAATCAGAACTATTACCAACTGAGGAAGCTGAATAAATGGCGAGCAGAGGCGTAAATAAAGTAATCCTTGTCGGGAATTTGGGAAATGATCCAGAAGTTCGTTATTTACCAAATGGCGGCGCAGTGGCAAACATCACGCTGGCTACATCAGAGAGCTGGCGAGATAAACAGACTGGTGAGCAGAAGGAAAAAACTGAGTGGCATCGCGTCGTGCTATTCGGAAAGCTGGCAGAGGTTGCGGGTGAATATCTGCGTAAAGGCTCTCAGATCTATATCGAAGGTGCTTTGCAGACTCGTAAGTGGACAGATCAGGCTGGTGTTGAAAAATACACCACTGAGATTGTTGTAAACGTTGGCGGCACCATGCAGATACTGGGTGGACGTCAAGGTGGCGGTGCGCCTATGGGCGGCGGTCAGGCACAGGGTAATCAGTTCAGCGGCGGCTTACTGCCAGCGGCTCGCCCTCAGAGTGCTCCAGCAGCTCAGCCACAAAGCAATGAACCTCCGATGGACTTCGATGACGACATTCCTTTCTAACAGGTAACAACCATGACGCCGCAGCATATCCTGCGCGTCCTCAGCCAGCACCCCGACAATAACATCACCGAATTCCACAGAGCGCTGAACTCCGTGGGCGGCGTTTTTACTGGCGGCGGTGCTACTGGCGGGGTGACGCTTAATTACTACGAGCCATATTACTCATGGCGAACCTATCCAGAATCCACCTTCATCCCCCACAGCTACATTGGTCGCATTAGAGAATATCTGGACGCAGAGCAGTGGGGGAATGTGAACCTTGGTGGAACAATCTACCGACTAAAGCCTGACGTTGATATCGACGTGGCTATTTCTGCGCTAAGCATGGCCGCATAGGAGATATTCATGAACAACCTACCAATCCAGACATACGAATCAGTAGTTCAGCAGCGTGATGCGCTGGAGAAGAAGCTGGCTGATGTGTTGGCTGAGAATACCAAAATGCGTAATGCCATTGAGTTCGCCACGGCACCAGATATGTGGATTGAGCAGCACAATGCCATGCTCGAATATCGCTATGTTGACTGGTATGTCGATGTGCTAAACGAAGCAAAAGAAACCCCAGTCACCGACGAATTCACAAGAGAGATGATGGCAAAAGGTGTTGAGTCTGGAGCTGAGCATTTCAGAAGCCGAGCAAGATGCGCTCGCGGATTAGGCCATCACGACAGAGCGTGTTTCTTAGATACGACAGCGGAAATGTTTGATGAATACGCAGAATCTCTTCGCAAGGGGATTAATGATGCACAGTAACAACAAAGAGCCAGTAACTCGCCGCTCATATCCGTGGGTGTGGGGATTAGTAATCCCCGAGTTCGTGCGCGACGCAATCATCAAAAGACCATCTGGCCCAATGATGACCATTGTTTGTGAAATGAGCGAACAAAAACAATCCGAGGAATGGCCTAAATTCGCAATGGCTTATCTCGACATAGTGCCTGGTGTAATTATCTGCCAACACACAGCAGAAAACATCTCATCACACGTTGTTCGTTATATGCCTATCGATGCGCGGGAGCAGCCTAATGACCAGTAACAGCAAAGAGAAAAAGCTAATCATAAATTGGCTTGAATGCGACTTATGCGGTTCAAGCAATATTGAAGTCACAACAGAAAAAGGCACTCCTGAATTGTTATATGAAGAGGATACATGCCAGTGCTTGGATTGCGGCGCGTCCGGTGTAATTGAATGTGATGATGGTATTGCGTGGGCCAACTGGCATAGGGAGCAGAGCAATGAATAAGTTAACAACTGAGCGGTTAGAGCAATATGCTCATGATAAGCATATGTGCAACATCAATGATGAAATTAGAGAAATGGCTCGACAGCTTCTGGCATACGAGCAAGCAGCTAAGAATCCGATTGGCTCGTTCCACATATCAGGCGGCCAAGTTGAGGCCACTACAGATTATTGCCGTGATGGGGAATGGCCTGTGCAAGATGGTGAGGTTCTGGTTTATGCAGTACCGGTATTACCTAAACAGCCTGAGTCGCGAAATGAAATCATGGCTAAGGGCGTGGAGTCGTTCGCTAAAGATTGGAAAGGATCCGCTCGTTATAGCCGAATCTCAGAGATGGCTTGCAATTTTGCCGCAAAAATAAGAAATGGTGATGCAGATGAATGCTAATCAACTTACTAAAATTCCTGTAGAAAAACTAAGCGACACTTTGCGGTTTCTTATCGTTGAAAATGAAATCCCCCTTTCTGACGCACTTAAGCAAGTGATTGATGATGTAGACGCTGTATGCAAAAAGCTTCTACGGGACGAGCCAGTACCCGCACAACCTGTAATACCAATTGGGTTAGTTCAGGCAATAAATAGACTGCTGGATAATGATGGCAGCCGTGGTTGTTTTGATGCTCTTGAACAGCACAGAGCCAAAACAGAACTTGAGCTACTTCTTGCAGCGGCACAACAAAACGAACCGCAAAATATTCCAGAAAATATTCCGGCGCAACCTGTAAGTAATCCTTACAAGTTCCTTGGTGAGAGAGCTAAATATCGCGTCATCATTGAAGGGTTTAGTAACTCAAGATCAGTAGATTTTGAGGCGTGCTCTCAAGAAGAAGCCGAAGAAATCGGGAGAGACATTTTTCACGAAGAATGCAATTACGGCGTAGAACGACTGGAAAGCATCCCAGCACAGGAGAGCGAATAATGGCGGCCTATTACAACGAAATAGACCCATACGCTGCTCAGTGGCTAAGAAACCTTATTGCAGCTGGCCATATTGCAGCCGGTGATGTTGATGAACGCTCTATCGAGGATGTAACTCCAGATGACCTACGAAATTACACACAATGCCACTTCTTTGCTGGAATTGCAGTCTGGTCTTACGCACTGCGACGAGCTGGGTGGTCAGATGAAAAACCAGTCTGGACAGGTTCATGCCCATGCCAACCTTTCAGCGCGGCAGGCCAGGGCGGCGGGTTTGATGACGAGCGGCACCTATGGCCTCATTTCCACTATCTCATCGAGCAGTGCCGACCTCCGGTCGTGTTTGGTGAACAAGTTGCAAGCAAAGACGGCCTTGGCTGGTTCGACCTTGTACAAGCTGACTTGGAAGGAGCGAACTACGCCGCAACAGCTGTCGATATCTGCGCTGCGGGCGTCGGTGCTCCGCATATCAGACAGCGCCTCTATTGGGTGGCCAACACCAACGACACGAGATTGGAAGGATACGGGGGATTTGGACAAGGGGAGAATCAGGAAAGATGGGAAGGAACGCAACGATACCCTTGGTCGACAAGCATGGCTGGCGGGATGGAATACGCCGACATGCAATGCCAACCAACAACCAGAAACAACTCGGGGACTTCAGACGTTGGCGGGACAAGTGAAGTTATCTGGTTGGCCAACAGTGACAACTCAGGACAACAACCAGGTGCGGGGCCAAGGAGCAGCAGCCAATGCCCCCCAGAGGGGGACAACTCTTGGTGGTGCGGTACGGTTAACGCAACCGCACCGACTAACGGCTTCTGGCGAGATGCTGACTGGCTTAGCTGCCGAGATGGAAAGTGGCGGCCAGTTGAACCCAGCACATTCCCGCTGGCTAATGGCATTACCGCCAGAGTGGGACGATTGCGCGCCTACGGAAATGCCATCTGCGCGGAAGTCGCAGAAACGTTTATAGGCTCTTACATGGCATCACAGGAGCAGAAATAGATGGCGAAAGCAACTTATCTAAAAGACCTGCTAAAAGCATATACAGCAGAGCAAAGCGTTCAGTGGGTTAGAACAAACTCCCCATACAAAAATATGAGCAAGGCTAGATGGCTTGAAGTTATGAATGCCTATAACCGGAAAGTACTCAAAAAACAGCGCCGCTCAGTTGGGAAATCAAATAAGTATGGCGTTCGATTAACAGCATCATCAATGGCTTTGGCACTTCGTGAAATGAATATGTTGGCGGCGGTGCGGCGTTCTGTCCGCGCTAGCAGGAAGCAGAAATAGATGTCGAAAACAGACATCACTGAACCGATGACTCATCCAGTTAACCAAGATTAATAGCCGCTAACCAGCGGCTTTTTTATTGCCTAAGTTTGGAGAAAACATGCAAATCGAAATCGGCGAATACGTCATTACGAGTGACACATACAACCTGATTCTTAACGAGAAAAAGGTAGCAAAGTAAGGTAAATCTGCAGGTGAAGAGAGGCTTCAGTCCATCGGGTTTTATTCAAAAATCTCCACGCTTATCTCTGCATTAATTCAGCGCGAGGTTCTGCTCTCTGACGTCCAATCATTGCAGGCAATGCAGCAATTAATAGAGCGAGTTTCATTGCAATGTGAGAAGGGTTTTAAGGACTTTAACAATGCGACACATCATCAAGGGTAATCCAACACAGATAGAGCTCTCAGCAATGAAAGCGGCGCTTAATCAGCATCAAGACAAGTACGGTGATTACGCCCCATCTAAAGAGTCAGAAAACTACACTGTTTTGGTTGATGGAATGAAAATAGTCGTCGAAATAATGAACCGTAAAAAATCATATGTGGCTACATCGATGATGCGGCCTCGTGATTTATCCAAAGTGTGGGGGAATGCAGCGTGAGTGAAATTAAACATCCAGCTATCAGATATCACGGCGGTAAGTTCCGCATGGCTCCGTACATCATCAATCATTTTCCTAATCACCGCTGCTACGTTGAACCATTCGGAGGAGCTGCCTCTGTACTACTTCGCAAGCCTCGCAGCTATGCAGAGGTATATAACGACTTAGACAGTGATGTTGTTAACCTGTTTGCAGTCCTCCGCAACGCCGCTCAACGTGAAAGGCTGATTGAAGCTCTTATCTTAACCCCATATTCCAGATGTGAATTTCTTGGTGCCTATGAAGAAACTGACGATGCGGTTGAGAAAGCTAGACGACTAGTGATCAGAGCAACAATGGGATTTGGTTCAGCTGGCGCAACGAAAGGGACAACCGGATTCCGTTTGGATACCAAAAGAGATTCGGCAACAGCTCAGCACCTGTGGGCGAGAATGCCAAACAACTTAGCAGCTGTCGGTCAGCGCTTTGAGGGAGTTCTTGTTGAGAACCGCGACGCAATTCAAGTCATGAAAGACCACGATGCGCCAGATACTCTTCACTTTGTAGACCCCCCATACGTTCATGAGACACGCGTCATTAGCAGCAAATACTACCGCCATGAAATGGATAATGAGCAGCACTTAGCGCTGTTGGATAGCGTCTTGAAGCTAGATGGAAAGGTTGTCATCTGTGGATATGAAACAGAAATGTATAACGATATTTTAACCGGTTGGCAGAAAGAAACGCGTCAGAGTTCTGCTGCTGGCCAGCGCGGCTCCGTTAAACGAACTGAGTGCTTATGGTTGAGCCCAAACTGCCAGCAAGGAGTGAAAGCAGCGTGACATGACAGCAGAACAAGACAACGCGATCCGCAATGTGGCGCGGAGATGCAACGAAGCAATGAAATCTGCAATAAAGTCCGCGCCAAAAAAAACCAACATCGACACAATCACCCGCCCCATCCTTCTCAGCCACTACGAAACCATTAAACCTCTCGGAATTCCATTCGTTAGGTTCCTTTGGACTATTGGCGTTTTGAATGGGCAGTTTGAGGATAAATGATGGAGAAATTCAGTCTAAACCGCCACGAGGCCGCCGCCTTCATTGGGATAGATAAAGACACGCTAACTCAGTGGTGCCGGTCTGGGCGCATTGCTTACACGAAGAAAAACCCTACGAAACCAAATTCCCCCTACATGTTCACTCGCACTGCATGCATTGCGGCGCTAAACAATCCGATCCAAACTGTGCCGGTGAGCGCGGTTGGTGCGACAGGAGAATCATTATGTCACTCTTCCGCAGAGGTGAGACTTGGTACGCCAGTTTCACAAAGCCAGACGGTGGCCGTATTAAGCAGTCTCTTGGGACAAAGGACAAAAGGCAGGCCCAAGAACTGCACGACCGCCTAAAGGCTGAGTTATGGCGAGTTAGTCGGCTGGGGGAAACTCCATCCATGACGTTTGATAACGCATGTGTCCGATGGCTAGAGGAGAAAGCAGCAAAGAAATCGCTAGATGATGATAAGAGCCGGCTCCGGTTCTGGTTATCACATTTCAGCGGAGTGCTGCTGAAGGATATCACTGAAGAAAGGATTTACTCTGCTATCCAGAAAATGACAAACAGGAGGCATGAGGAGAATTGGAAGGCCAAAGCCGCGGCGATGATAAAAAAAGGAAAGGAACCGCCAGAGTTCAAGCCAAAAATGGCCGCAGTGGCAACCAAGGCAACCCACCTTTCATTCATCAAAGCATTGCTACGGACGGCGGAGAGGGATTGGAAGATGCTGGAAAAGGCTCCGATCGTGAAAGTACCGCAGCCGAAGAACAAACGCATTCGCTGGCTTGAACCAGTTGAAGCGCAGCGGTTGATAGATGAATGCCCAGAGCCATTGAAGTCGGTAGTTAAGTTCGCGCTGTCTACCGGCTTGCGCCGCTCAAACATCGTTAATCTGGAATGGCAGCAGATTGACATGCAGCGTCGCGTGGCTTGGATTAATCCTGAGGAAAGCAAATCAGGGAGAGCTATTGGCGTAGCGCTCAATGATACAGCATGTCAGGTTCTGAGAGACCAGATCGGCAAACATCACAAGTGGGTTTTTGTTTATCAAGAGAAATGCACTCGACCAGATGGAACAAAGACAGATGCGGTGAGGAAGATGCGATACGACGCTAACACAGCTTGGAGAGCCGCACTAAAGCGAGCCGGAATAGAAGATTTCCGCTTTCACGATCTGCGACATACTTGGGCGAGTTGGTTGGTTCAAGCCGGAGTGCCGATCTCGGTTCTGCAGGAAATGGGAGGATGGGAATCTATCGAGATGGTTCGGCGTTATGCGCACTTGGCACCAAACCATTTAACTGAACACGCTAAGCAAATAGACACCATTTTTGGCAATGTTGTCCCAAATCTGTCCCACTTAGAAAGTTCAGAGCAATTAGTTTCGTATAAGTGATTGATTTAATTGGTGCCGATAATAGGAGTCGAACCTACGACCTTCGCATTACGAATGCGCTGCTCTACCAACTGAGCTATATCGGCACAGGGAGAAATTTTGCTGGGTATAACCCGAAGTGCGGAAATTACGATAGTGAAATTATCTAGCAGCGTCAAGGGCATCCGGTTTCGTATGACGATTTAATCAACACTCCAACCTATTTCGTTCTTAAGGGTATTGTTTATATCCAAAAATCATATGAAGCCGCACACAAACGACATCACATACTGCGATTTTTCGTTAGGCTGGAAGAAGTTTCCATTATGCAAAATAATGGAATGACCGTTCACTTGTTACGGAGCCTGTTATGTCTATCTCATCTCGCATTAATCGCCGTTATGTGTTGGCGCAACGCCCTCAGGGAATGCCCAGCGATCAGGATTTTCGCTTAGAGAAAGTCGCCCAGCCAGAACCGGAACAAGGTCAGGTGTTGCTGCGTACGCTCTATCTTTCTTTAGATCCCTATGTCCGTGGCCGTTTAGATGACGTTCCCTCCTATTCTCCCCAACTCGCGATTGGTGATGTTATCTGCGGCGGTACCGTATGTCGCGTGGAGCAATCGCTGCACCCAGATTATCAAGCAGGCGATCTAGTTTTAGCCTACACTGGCTGGCAAGACTATGCGCTCTCTGATGGTGAGGGCCTACAAAAGCTAGACGCGAATATGGCGCATCCCTCTTATGCTTTAGGTTTGCTGGGTATGCCCGGTTTTACGGGCTATATGGGATTAACCGATATCGGTAATCCACAAGTGGGAGAAACCGTGGTGGTTGCCGCAGCAACGGGCGCTGTCGGTTCTGTCGTCGGTCAAGTTGCGAAACTGCGAGGATGCCGTACAGTCGGCATTGCTGGCGGCGTAGAGAAATGTCGCTATGCCGTTGAAAAACTGGGCTTTGACGCATGTATAGACCATCGAGCCGCTGATTTCGCCCATCAGCTTAAACAAGCCTGTGACAAAGGCATCGATGTGTATTATGAAAACGTAGGCGGAGCCGTGTTTGACGCCGTTCTTCCGCTGCTAAATACCAAAGCACGCATTCCCGTATGCGGCATGATCAGCCAATATAACGGACATCATAGCGACCACCAGCAAGATCGGTTGCCGTTATTAATGTCGACCATTCTAAAGAAACGTATGCGGGTTGAAGGCTTTATTATTTCGCAGGATTACGGCGATCGTTACCCTGAGTTTTATGCCCAAATGAGTACATGGTTGGCTCAGGGAAAAATTGTTTTTAAAGAAGATGTTGTAGACGGGTTAGAGAACAGCATCACCGCATTCCAAGGATTATTGAGCGGGAAAAACTTTGGTAAGTTGATTATTAAAGTCGCTGAGTAG